ATCCCTATGGTTCAGCTCACCGTCAACAGCCCTCTGGATACCACCACCATCTGATCTTGATCAGACAAAAGGCCCTACCATTAGGTGGGGCCACTTTCTTTTTGCGCTATGGCTGCCACGATCAACGCCACACTGCAAAGTGCGACAGCCAACAGCTTTGTGACGTTGGCTGAAGCCAACACGTATTTTGAAACCGTCCCAGACAGCACCACTTGGGACAACAAGACTGATGACCAAAAGAATCGAGCGTTGATCTCCGCAACGCGCTGGATCGACACGTTGAACTTTTACGGTGATCGCTGCGATACGAGCCAAGCTCTGAACTGGCCTCGCAACAATTATCACGTTGACCGTGTGGAGCTTGTCTGCACGGTGATCCCAAACGATATTAAGTACGCAACATATGAGCTAGCACGGGCGTTAGCCAATGACACGAGTTCGATCACAGGGTCTACCGGCGACACAGGGTTATACAAGTCCGTCAAGCTCGGTGAGATGGAGGTTGAGTACAACACTTCTAGTCAAGCTACCGGGACTGTTAATAACGTATTCGACGTTTACCCTTGGCTTCAGTCTTATCTCGGGGCTTATTGTTTGGGTGGTAGTGGCTCGTATTCTGTCCGCGTTGTGAGGGGTTGATATGCCAGGAGCGCTCGACAAGGTTTTTAAAGAAGCAGCCAAGGCAATCGTTGCTGATTTAGGCGACGGTTTAGACACAAAAATTGATTACACCCGTAAGTTCAATGGAGTGTACAACACATCAACAGGATCGTTTACGACATCCGACAGTCCTTACATCGATTTGAAGTGCCCTATTGAGTTTATTCGCTCAGAGGAAGAAGAAGGACGTGAAGAGCGCAAAGCCCGTGTCTACGTTTCACCTGACCAGATAGGCGGAAATCAGCCTACGTTCCAGGATGAGGTGACGTTAAAATTTGCAGGCTCAAGCCGTGTTGCTCAGATTACCGACATTGAAACGTTTCGTGGCGGTCAAGAGTATCTGTATATCTTGCTGGTGAGGTTCTGATGGCTAAGCCAGCTTCTGAGCAGATTAAAAATGAGGTTGAGGCGCATCTTCAGCAGAGCTACAACAGGCTGATTGCCACGATCATGCGTCGTTTGGCAACAAAGAAACGCAGTCCGGTCTATACCGGATTTTTTGCTTCAAGCTGGAAAGCTCACACGTCTCCAATCGAGGCTAAGGACGAGCTGGAAGAGCCCTGGCTTAGCATTAGCAAAGCTAAATGGACCAGCAAAGGGGGAAGAAACAGCAAGGGAAGTAGCGAATACAAAATTGATCCTAGGTTTTATCCACCTGATAAAGCTTTTAATTACAAGCGACGCGTTTATATTGGAAACACGGTTAAATACGCTGTCTACGCACTAGAGAGCGGCAAGGTTCAGCAGTTTGTGCAGGGACCGGAGATGAAAAAGCTGGTTGAAGATGCGTTTAAAGAGCGCACGCCCAAGATTTCCGTCGGTAGCAGGCAGGGCATTGGAACGTTTGGCACGCAAGCTGGAAAGATTTACACTGGCTATAGCGAGCTGTAGTCATGACCTTAGTCAACGCCAGAGCAGCTTTTGAAAAGGCCGTGACTGATGCTGTAGCAGCAGCGGATAACACGGTGTTGATGAAGTACGACAACGTTGCGTTTACGACGCCGGGCAAGACTAAAAAATACATCTTGATGACGATCAGCTTTGGGCAGTCCACGCTTCAGAATCAAGGCGCAGCACAGGATTACTATTCAGGCACGATCCAGTGCAACGTGTACGTGCCGAAGTCGGCTGGTACGGCAGTGCTTTCAGCGATTAGCGAGTCAGTCATTGACGGACTGACTTCAGTCAACGCACCTGACTACACCGATACGTTTAGCAGCTCTCCTCGTGTGCTGGACATTGTTGGTCCGACACCGCTTGACATCGAGGATCGCTCACACTTTGTTGGTGTGATTTCTTGCGGCTTTACTGCAACTGCGTAGTATTGTATAGGTAGCACAAAAACACTTTATGCGGGCTGCAGAAGTTCTTCGCAACAAGTTTGGTGTAAGCCAGCTGTATAAGCATCAGGTTGAGCAAGACGGCGAAGTGGTGCTGGAGATCTACTGGCATCCGTTGACGATCGCTGAGCGTGAGTCGATTCAAAAGACCGCTGACTCTGATGATTCTGGTGATTTTGCCCTTGGCATGATGATCCGCAAGGCTTTGGACGCTGATGGCAAGCGTCTGTTCCAAGATGGCGAAAAGGCTGTGCTGAAGAACTCCATTGAGGCAGCCGTGCTTCAGGAGATTCAGCTTGCCATGCTGACTTCTGGAGCGGAAAACAAGGTGGAGGAAGCGAAAGCAGACCTCAAAAGCTAATGGCGATTGGTTTTTTATCTATGCGTTAGCAAAAGAGCTGGGCATGACGGTTGCTCAGCTTTCGCAGACTTTGACGCAAGAGGAGCTGGTCGGTTGGGCGGCGTTCTTCGAGCTAAAGAACGAGCAGGAAGAGAAGGCGGTCCAGAGCGCTAAGATTGGCAGTAGGGCGCAAACAATGAGCAGGCGGTAGGATTAGGTGAAGTGTCGAGCCTGACGCGGCTATGGACTACAACCTAAACATAGTCGCTAGCGTCAAGGGTCAAGCCCAACTTGACTCGACACTACGAACTATTGGCCAAATCCGCAATCTTGCGAGAGATTTAAAACCCTTAGACTTTGGAACGGGGCGAAAAGGAGCGCTAGCTGATGAAATAAGGAAAGCTAAAAGTGAATTAGACAAATTTGCCAGAGGTGTCACAAATGCAATGCAGCAAGGAGAGAAAACAACAGGCTTGTTTTCCTCAACACTTGCAGGAGTTACGGGCCAGGCAAGGGCTTTTGGCATAGCACTAGATAATATAAATTTTAATAAAAATGCAGCTGAGGCTAAAAACTATGCAAATGCTTTGGCGCAAGCTGAAGCCAAAGCAGAAGGATTGACGGCTGTTCAAAATGAATTGATTAGACAGGCTCGTCAACAGGCTGGTGTAGCGATTGGTCCTGCTACTCAGTTGGGCAGTCCGGAGGCTCTTGCTCAGCAAGTTCGTTTTGAATCAGCTCAAATTGAAAAAGGCAACAGGCTTCGCGAAGAACAGGCCAGGATAGTGGAGCGTATTAACGATCTTGCTGCCAATAAAGTCAAAACAAGCCAGTTCGACAGTCAGATTGCAAAAATCAATCTTGCTCTTGATGAGCGACAGGTTGATGCTGCTGAGAAAATGACCGAAGAGCTTAAAGATCAAATTAGGCAAAATGAAAGAATTATCAATCAAAACAAGAAAAAGAAAAAAGATGCAGAAGAAGAGGGGATTACTGCAAGAAAAAGAGCTGGCAACATTCTTCAGGGCGCACTTCTTGGTGGCGGTTTTCCGATTCTTTTTGGAGGACCAAGTTTTTCTGCTGTTGGTGGTTTAGCCGGTGGTGCTATTGGCGGTAGCATCGGTCCAACAGGCAGACCTGGTTTTGCTGGCGGTATTGCGGGTTCAGTGGTTGGTGGAGTTTTTGACGCGGTTATCAAAGCAGCTCTTGAGCTAGGAAAAGCTCTGGAAAATCCAACCAAAAACCTGCAAGCACTTACTAATCAATTACCAATCGCTGGTACAGCAACTAAAGGTTTAATTGAACAACTAAACGAGGCAGGTCTTAGCTCTGTTGCTGCATCTCTTGCTTTAAGTGCATTAAATGATGAGTTAGACGCACTTGGTCTTGACGACAAAGAAATTAAAAAATTTAAAGAGCAAACACAGGAATTTGAAAATGCTTTTAAAAAGTTAAAAATTGCCTCGTCTGCGCTTGCTTCTGATGGCCTTATTAACTTTATGACCTTGATAACAAAGTTAGCGAATGTTTTTAGGGAAAACAAAGACGGTATTGTGCAAGGGATAAGGGCTCTCGGCGGTCTTGTTATTGGAGAAGATCAAGCATTAGGGGAACAAATGGGGATGGGCCCAACCGTTACGGTTCCGCCTGGCCCCTTAGCTGCTGCTGCTGATGCAGGCCCTTTGAAACAAACTGCATCAGAGGTTGACCCAGTTAAGACTGCAGAAGAGATAAGAGCACAGGAAATTCTTGCAGATCTTGCAAGGCGTGAAATTAAATTTGCTACTGATGCAGCAGCCATTGAGGAAAATAGATTAGCTTTGATCAGAGGCCGTCTTGCGGAGGCTAATGCAATCGTAGACATTGATAAGGCTCAATTTAAACTTATAAAAGCGCAGTTAAATTTTGACACTGAAACGAATGGAGCATTAAAAGAACAGCTTCGAATTAAGAGAGATATAGCACAAGCTGAGCTGGATCAAGCGGTAGCCGCTAAGAACAATGCAACAATTTTAAGAATTCAGGCAGATGCTGCGTTCGATTTGGAACGTCGAACGGTAGCTCAAGCAGAAGTAATGAAAGATCTGCAAGCAGGCATTGCTGCAGAACAAGCTATTCGCGCAACAAGTCCTTTTCAGAATGAAAGCTTTCTTACTGATCCATTCTTTGGCGGCAGTCGTAAGCTTGAGTCAGAGCAAAATATAAGATTTACCGAAACACTTAGGGTAATGAAAGCGGAGCTGGCCGATGTAAATAAAAACATTGAACTTGGAACGCTTTTAAATGATGATGAAAAACGAGCATTAGAAGATAAACGAAAAGAGCTTGAAAACAACATTTCGCGTTATAAGGAGTATCAGCCAGCCATTGACGAAGCGGCGTTGGCTCAGAAACGTTTTACAGAAGCAATGGCAGTTACCGTTCCAGTGACGGACTCGCTGTTTGACAGTCTGATTGCGGTCGTTGAAGGCACGAAGACTGCGGAGCAGGCATTTGCAGACTTCCTTCGCAGTATCGCATCGATGTTGGTTGATGCAGCTAAACAGATGATTGCGACGTATATCGCGATTGGTGTTGCCCGGATGTTTGCTGGACTGCCAAAAATGTCTAGTGGGGAAACGATTGACATTACTGCTGTTGATCCAAACATTGTCAACAGTCTTGGCGGTCTTACTCCACGAGCCAATGGCGGGCCTGTTGGAGCGGGACGATCTTATCTGGTTGGCGAGCGTGGCCCTGAGTTGTTCGTCCCTGGAGCGCAGGGCAATATCGTTCCAAACAACGCAATGGGCGGCGCTAATGTGACGGTAAACGTGGATGCCTCTGGTTCATCTGTTGAGGGCAACGCTGATCAAGCTTCGCAACTGGGCAAAGCAATCGGTATTGCAGTGCAGCAGGAACTAGTGAAGCAAAAACGTCCTGGCGGTCTTCTTGCACGCTGATGGCAAACTTTGACACCACATTGAGCGGCATATCCGTAGCACCTAGCTACGACTCGCAAAAACGCAGCGCACCAAACGTCAGGACGGTGCGTTTTGGCGATGGCTATGAAAAGCGTTTGACCTACGGCTTGAATCAGAACCCCAAGATTTATAACCTGAGATTTCAGGTGTCAGAGACTGAGGCTGACACTATCGAGACATTCTTGGATGCGCGTGCAGCTGACAACCTTGCTTTTGACTACACACCACCGGGCGAGACCGTTGCTTCCAAGTTTGTCTGTGAAGAGTGGAGCAAGTCGATTCCGTACCTAGATCGCGCGACAATTCAGGCAACGTTCCGTCAAGTCTTTGAACCGTAATGGCAGTCGCCGCTTGGACCGCTAATACCTCATTTGTTGTCGGTGACATCCGACGCCCAACCGTCGATGACGGAACTGGTCTGCACTTCGAGTGTACATTTGCAGGCACTTCAGGGAACACTGAGCCTGGGTATAACCCACAAGACCTTGTTCCAGTCCCGATATGGCCTAAAAACATTGGCGACACCGTAACGGATGGAACGTGTGTCTGGACTGCAATTTCAGCAACGTACAGCGATCTTACACTTAGCAATCCCAGTGCAATCATTGAGCTGTTTCAGGTGCGGTTGAGCGCAGAACTGCACGGCAGCAACGACATCTACTATTTCCACGCTGGCATCAACGATTTTGGTGATGCTGGTATTATTTTTGACGATAAGGAATACGCTCGCTTTCCTATCAAAGCAGAGGGCTTTGAATACACGAACACCGGAACGTTGCCTCGTCCAACGCTAACCATCAGCAATTTAGACAGCGACATAACATTGTTGTTGCAGCTGGTTAATCGGACCACAACAGGCAATGACCTTGGTGGAGCGGAGGTTAGGCGTATCCGTACACTTAAAAAGTATTTAGATAGCGGTAATTTTCGTGCAGAAGGCCCTGCAGCTACGCAAGACGGTGATTCTTTGATCACCCAGAGTGGCGACAACATAACGTTCAAGCAATCCCTAGTCAACGCAACAGCTGATCCGAACGCTCGTTTTCCTGACGAACGGTGGTTCATTGACCGCAAAGCAAGTGAAACACGAGACGCGATTACGTTTGAGCTAGCAAGCAAGTTTGACTTAGCTGGTCAAAAGCTTCCGCGTCGTCAGATTATTGCCAACATCTGCCAGTGGCAGTACAAAAAAGATGGGTGCAACTACAAACCAGGGGACGAAGCTGGCAAGGTAATAGATGGGGTAACTTATCATCATTTTAATGCAGATGACGAACCTTTAATAGGTAATCAAATAGATCAAGATGTTTGTGGTAAAAGAGTTTCTAGCTGTGAATGCCGTTTTGGCAAAAAGGTTGGACTACCCTTTGGATCGTTCCCTGCAGCGGGCTTAACCAAGTGATGCAGTTAGCGGACGGGTTACGAGACGAAATTTTGCAGCACGCAAAGGCAGAAGATCCCCGCGAGTGTTGCGGCCTGATCGCTGTTGTCAAAGGCAGGCAACGCTACTTTCCGTGCCAAAACATTGCTGAAACGCCTGATGAGCACTTTGTTCTCAGCGGCTGGGACGCTGTAGAGGATCAGGGAGAAGTCGTTGCTGTGGTTCATAGCCACCCCAAAACCATTTCCGCTCCATCCGCAGCTGATCGGGTGGCATGTGAAAAGTCAGAATTGCCTTGGTTTATTGTCAACCCAAAAACTGAAAACTGGGGCTATTGCGAACCGGAAGGTTTCAAGCTCCCGTACGTGGGACGGCAGTTTGTCCATGGCGTTGTGGACTGCTACACCCTTGTTCGCGACTGGTACGCAAGGGAGTACGGGATTCAGCTGCGAGATTATGACCGGAGAGACCAGTGGTGGGATCACGGCGAGAATCTATATGCAGAAAATTTTCACCGAGAGGGCTTTCGCAAGATCCCAGTGAGCGAGGTGCAGCCCGGTGATTTGATTTTGATGAATCTAGTTTCACCTGTCCCGAATCATGCTGCGATTTACATTGGCAACCAGCAGGTGCTGCATCATGTGCAGGGCAGGCTGTCTAGCAGAGATGTCTATGGCGGTTACTATGGGAAGAGCACTGCCTATGCCTTGAGGCATGAAAGTCGTTAAGGTTTACGGGGCTTTACGAAAACGGCTTGGTCAATGCCGGTTTGAGTTTGATGTGACGACACCGGCGCAAGCGATCAAAGCATTGTGCGTCAACTTTCCTGGCTTAGAGAAGTGGCTGATCGATAGTGAAAAGGATGGTGTTGGCTATCGCGTTTCTATCCGCAAGGAGAAAGTAAGTGAGGATGACTTGACTCCCCTGTTGCTGCCATTTAGCGACCGCGAGGTTTTCAGCATTACGCCTGTGGTTGCTGGTGCGGGCCGTGGAGCAGGATCAATTTTAGCTGGTGCTTTATTGATTACTGCAGCTGTATTGATTGCCCCACTAGCAGTCAGTGGTGCAGGCTTTTTAGGGATGGGTCAAGCGATAACAGCAACAGCTGCTGCCAAGTTTGCAGCTGTCGCAAGTTCAGCAGCTGGTACTCTTGGTATTGGTTTGGCGTTGAACGGCGTCGCACAAGCGATTTCGCCGCAGCCAGGTCTTAACGATATTGACGAATCAGTACAGCTGGAGTCGTTCAGTTTTTCAAACGTCGTCAACACAAGCCGACAGGGCCTGCCCGTTCCAATCGCATATGGGCGTGTGTTTGTTGGATCGGCAGTTATCTCCAGTAATCTTGATGTGGCTGAGGAGTAGGCATGGCTGAAAGCAAATACATTCAAGGCTCTGGCGGCGGTGGTGGCGGCAAGGGCGGCGGCGGTGGTGGTGCTGCATTCGTTGCTGATGACACTCTTTCGTCAATACAATTTGCTCGAATTGTTGATTTAATCAGCGAAGGAGAAATAGAAGGTATTGAAACCGATGGCAGTGAAGATGGGTTTAAACAAAATGTCTACCTTGACGGAACCCCTCTGCAAAACAGTGATGGTACGGATAATTTTCAAAACGCGCAAGTCGAATTTAAAGTAGGCACCGAAAATCAAGGCGCAATCAGAGGATTTGCTGGCGCACAACAAGAATTTGCCGTTGGCGTAAAAGCTACCAAAAACAATTTTGTTACTAAGACTATTACGGACACTAACGTTGATGCTATTCGAGTTACCTTGAGCATTCCAGCACTTTTTAGGGTACAAAAAGATGGGGATGTTTTAGGAACTCGTGTAGAAATAGCCATCTTAGTGCAGTATAGAGATTTTGACACAAATGAGGAAACTGGTTTTTCTAACGTTGTTATAGAAGGTAAGCCAACTGTAAAAATTAAGGGAAAAACGAGCAGTCCTTATCAGCGTGACTTCAGAATTCCTCTTGACAGGATTAACCATCCAACGGACTTGGTAGATATTAGACTTAAACGGATATCTGACGATGACGAGACTATTCTGGCTGATTCAGATAATCTTACCCAACATGCCAGTGAAACAATCTTTCAGTCCTACACAGAAATTATAGAAAATAAGTTCAGATATCCCAATTCAGCAGTCGTCGGTTTACGGGTTGACGCAAGCCAGTTTAGTAGCATTCCGTCCCGTAAATATCTTATTCGCGGCATCAAGGTTAAAATTCCAAGCATTATTGTAAATGGACAAGAAACTGTAACAGTTGATTTACAGGGCAAAAATATCGGAGGGTTAAGGTATCAAGAAAACACCGTTTGGAACGGTACGTTTCAGTCTGGTGTCCATTGGACAAACGACCCTGCGTGGATTCTCTATGACCTGCTTATTAACGACCGCTACGGAGTAGGTATTCCAGAGTCAACATTGGATAAATACGACTTTTTTGCAATCAGCAAGTATTGCAATGAGATGGTGCCTGATGGCAAAGGCGGCTCAGAACGGCGATTTAGCTGCAACATTTTGATCAACAGCAGGGACGAGGTTTACAACGTCATTCAGCAGATGACGGCCATCTTCCGTGGCATCGCGTATTACGGCGTTGGAACGTTACAGCTGTTGCAGGACAAACCGACAGACCCACAGTATCTGCTTGGCCCCAGCAATGTTGTTGATGGAATTTTTGAGTACCAAGGTACATCGCAAAAAGCACGTCATACCGTAGCTTGCGTGGCTTGGCAGTCTTACGACACTCTTGGCGATATTGAGTATGAATACGTTGAAGACGATAAAGCTATTGCTAAATACGGCATCATCAAAAAAGACATCAAGGCGATTGGTTGCTATAGCCAAGGTCAGGCAAACCGCATTGGCCTGTGGACTCTCAAGTCAGAGCAAGCACTGACCGAAACCTGCAACTTCAGTGTTGCGATTGAGAGTGGCATTGTTCTGCGCCCTGGAATGGTTGTTGATATTGCCGATCCAGTTAAATCGGGTGTACGTCTATCAGGTCGAATTAAGTCTGCGACAACAAGTCAAATCACAACTGACAGTAGCGTCAACCTGTCTGCTGATTTGACAACAGCTGGCAGCAACCCATTGCTTTCAGTATTGCTGCCAACTGGGCTTGTAGAACAGCGCCCTGTTGCTGTTGACGGCATAACGATTGTTGGCGATACGGCGCAGATCAACTTAAACGGTGCATTCGAGCCATTTAGCGAAGCACCTGCCGCTGGTTCTGTTTTCCTGTTCCAGAATGACAATGTGCAGTCACAGCAGTTCCGTGTGGTGTCTGTTGCTGAAACAGGCGATGGCATTTATGGCGTTAGTGCCGTTGCTTACAACGCAAGCATTTACGACGCAGTTGACAGAGGCAAGCCTCTAACAACACGAGACATTACGCTTTTAGATGAACCGCCGAATGCGCCAAGTGACATTACAAGCAAAGATTATTTATATCAAGAAGGTCAAACAGTTCACGCAGGGGCTGACTTAAGTTGGCAGCACGACGGCATTAATTTACACGAGTTTCGTGTTAAATACAGAATTGATGATGATAACTTTACTGAAGTAACGACGCAAAATCCTTCGATAACTCTTCGTGGATTAAGAGCAGGCAAGCTGAAGGTCAAGATTAGAGCCGCCAGTTTTATCGGCAAGATAAGCAAAGTTGCTGAATCATCATTTGCAATTACCGGTAAAACGGATCCACCGGGCAATGTCCAAAACTTGTCGATCGAACCAATCAGCAGAAATAGCGCACGGCTGCGCTGGGACGAAACCGTTGACCTTGATGTAAGGATTGGTGGCAAGGTTGTAATTAAACACAGCAACAAAACTAATGGACCAGCAACGTGGCCTAACTCTGTCAAGTTGATTCATGATGATGTTCCTGGCAGCTCTACTGAAGCAATTGTTCCGTTGATTGAAGGTCAAATACTCGTCAAGTTTAAAGATGATTCAGGCAATAAGAGTGTTAGTGCGACTAGAATTTTAGTTGATCAACCTGACACGCTGGGGCGTCTACTTGTTGAAGCACGCCGAGAGGATACAGATTCACCAGCATTTAACGGAACAAGAACAGGTTGTTTTTATGACACCGGTCTGACGCCTAACGCTTTAACAATTGACAATGCGGACAAAATAGACGATGTAACCGATTTTGATGCCATTGTTTCACTTGATGCAAATTCAGGCGTACAGGTAGCAACATCAGATGAGCCGTCTGCGACATATCAATTTGAAAATACGCTTGATCTGGGGGCTGTTTTTGCTCTTGACCTTTCAAGACATTTCGTTACAAAAGCATATTTTCCTGATGAAACGGTTGATGGACGCATTGGAGACGTTGATACATGGCCCGATTTCAATGGTTCAGAAGCCGACGCTGTTGATGCGCAGCTCTACATGCGAAGCACCGAGGCTGCCCCAGCCAATTCGTCTACATATACTGACGCTGATTTTACTGACGACGAAAACCCCTGGCGCGAACTGGTCAATGGAACGTTTGTCGCCCGTGCGTTCCAGTTCAAGGCAGAACTGACCACCTCAGATCCTGGTCAAAACATTGCAATTGAAGAGCTGGGTTATAAGGCAACGTTCCAGCGGCGGCAAGAAAACAGTGATGGCATTATCGCTACGGGCGCGAGCACTAAGAACATTACGTTTGAAAAGCCGTTTTTTGTTGGTACGGCAGACCTTGGTGGTGCAAACGCTTACCTGCCGAGCATTGGCGTAACGGTGCACAACCTTCAGCATGGCCTGGAGCGTGTTGTCGTTAGCAACGTCACTGCGACCGGCTTCACGATTGGTGTACTGCATCAAGACGGCAGCACTTACGTTGACCGCAATTTCAGCTACACGGCTGTGGGCTATGGCAGGCGCAAGTAAGATAGGGGCAAAGTTGTCTGCAGCGACCTAACCGATGGCCCAACACGACTATGAAATTTTAAACGGCTCGGGACTGGCGGTCCGCAATGACATCAACGAAGTGCTTAAGGCTATTCTCACCTTAAATGCTGGCGCCTTAGAACCAAGTACAGACGGTGTAGGCGTTGACACGCCGATTGCATATATGGTTTGGGTTGACACTCAACCTAGTCCTAACGTTTTAAAAATTAGAAATAGTAGTAATAATGGATGGATCACGCTATGTGAGGTCGCTTCCGGGGGCATCGGAACGATTGCTAGCGGTCAGTTCTATATCGGCGATGGAACAATATCTGCGCCTGGTCTTTCTTTTAAGGATGACCCTGATACTGGACTAAGGCGAAGTTCATCTGGTGCAAACGCTGGTGACGTTTCTATTGTCGTCGGAGCCGATCGAAAAGTTACTGTTGATACATCTGGAAATGTAGGAATCGGAAGCAACTCTCCGGGGGCTAGACTTGAAGTTCAAGGTGATACAAACACCGGCTCAGTTGGAGCACATATTAAAGCAGGTGATGGCGGTAATACCGTTGGACTAGTTGTTGATGGAGATAATGAGACGGGTGACGTACTAATCAAAGCAAGGTCAAACGGTACAGCAACTCCTGGTGACACTGATACTAAATTCATTGTTTTAGGTGACGGCAAGGTAGGTATCGGGGAAGCGGCACCTACCGAACTTTTGCACGTTAATGGCAACATTAAAGGCACCGGTAATATCTTTATTGGACCAACTGGCATTCCGCATTCGCAGAGTAATACGAGTGAAAAAATACGAATTTCGCAAGACGAACTAAGTGTTGCTAATGATGGGGGTGCTGGCATAAAAGTCAACTTGCTGGGTTCTGCTGATGGACCGGCAGCTAAATTTTTTAGAAGCGGTGTTCAAGTTGGCAGCATTAGCGTCACTGGTGCTGCCACTTCTTATGTTGAGTCTTCTGACTACCGCCTTAAGGAAAACATCGCTGACATCACTGACGGAATTACTCGCGTCAAACAACTTCAGCCAAGACGTTTCAACTTTATCGTTGACGCTGAAACTACTGTTGACGGTTTTATCGCGCACGAAGCCCAATCTGTCGTACCAGAAGCAGTCACTGGAACGCATAACGAGGTTGATGAAAACGGCGATCCGGTGATGCAAGGGATTGATAAATCTAAGTTTGTACCGCTGCTGACGGCTGCGTTGCAGGAGGCTATCGCCAAAATTGAAACGCTTGAAGCTAAGGTCGCTGCGTTAGAGGCTGGCAGCTAATAGGCACTTGACGCTTGGAGCGGTAGACTGTAGGCACGCAGTCTTTCGTTCTACGTCGTGGCAAACGTCAAAATCACCCAGCTGACGGCAGACACTAACCCTGCAAGCACTGACGTTCTGCCGTTTGTTGATATCAGCTCTAACGAGACCAAGAAGGTAACGATTGCAGATTTGCTGGAGAATGCAGGCGAGGGCAGTGCCGTCTCGCCCAGTTTTTCCTTCGACGTGGACGATAACACGGGCATGTACAGAGCTGGGCCTGATACTCTGGCCTTTGCAACTAATGGCGGGGGTAGGTTATTTATTAGCAGTGCCGGTAATGTAGGCTTCGGCACCTCGGTTCCTGATGCAGCGGCTCACCTTAGGGCTGATGGTAACGACTTAAAATCGCTTCTGTTTGTACAAAATCGAAACGGAGGCGCAAACGCTGGCGTTCAAATTTCACTTAGCGGTGCATTGAACGATCTAAGTGAAAACCGTTTGGCCTATATTCGTGGACTTAATACAGGTTCAAGTCAAAACGGAACCCACCTTGCTTTTGGCACGAATCCAAATGGCGGACCGCCAGAAGAGCGGATGCGCATTTCAAGTACAGGAAACGTGGGCATCGGATCGACAAGTCCTGGCAACACCTTGCATTTGAGTGGTGCAAACGGCGTTGGGATGCGCATAGAAAATACAAGTAATTCGATTAGTGCATACTCAACTCTTGAATCAAACGGTGCTCTTCAGGCCAATATAAGCGGCGCTGGTGTCTTCAGTTGGGTCACCGGAGGTGGTGAAAAGGTCCGCATCGACAACTCTGGCAGGCTGTTGGTTGGAGTGTCTACCACTTCTGCTGACGCCACTGCAGTCTTTGAAGACAATAGTGCTTCTAATGGACCGTCAATCGTTTATCTAAGCAGCAGTTCTACAACACCTGCAGACAGTGCTGGGCTTGGTTTAATTCGTTTTTCGGCTGCCAACCACAGCCCTACGGCACAAATCGCAGCACGTCGAGACAATGGAACATGGACTGCAGGCAGCAGCCAACCCTCAAAGATCGAATTTTCCACCACTGGGGATGGTGCGTCAAGTCCGTCTGTCGCCTTAACAATCAATAGGAATGGGATGCTTGGGATTAACGAAACAAATCCCGGTCATTACATTGATATGAATATCGGCAGTAATGATATCGGTATGAAAATGACCAGTACAGACGCTGGATCTTTCATACAGTTTGCTGATAACGGCACTTCAGGTGAAACAAAAATTGGCTGCGAGGGGAATGAGTTTGTATTCGATGTAAATGGCAGTGAAAAAGTTAGGCTAGACAGTTCCGGCAGGCTGGGATTGGGAACAACGACTCCTAGTACCTATAACGCAAATCTTGCAGTGTATTCAGCAGGCGGTGCATTTACAGGGGTTTTACATAGTAATACATCCGGCTCATTCCCTAAAGCATCTGCTATATCTCTGGGTTCTGATGCTGTTGCTTACACTTATACCACCAACGGAACAACAGTTGCTCTGACCGGCTCTGCTCATATTGCAGCACTACAAAACGCAAGTTCTGGGGCTACAACAGATATTGCGTTCCTTACCACTGTTGGCGGTTCTGTTAGTGAAAAGGGGCGAATCGACGGCTCGGGCAGGCTCTTGCTTGGTACGTCTACTGCTCTCACTAGTCCAACAGGTTCGCGTTTTCAACTATCTGGCACTGATTTTGCCACTAGCTCTATCAGACAAACTCGTTATCAATCAGACATACCTGGTGCATCCTTAATTCTTAGCCATGCAAGAGGAACAGAGGCTTCTCCGACCATTCTTAACAATGGCGATGAGCTAGGAAAAATCCGCTGGAATGCATACGACGGCACAGATTTTGAATGCGTAGGTGCAGAAATTAAAGCATCTATTGACGGAACGATTCAGGAGAATCAATCACCAAGCAGGTTAGAGTTTTCTACAACCAAAACAGGTGCGTCAAGTTCGACGGAGCGGATTAGAATCAACAACTATGGCCGCTTAAGTACATTTTCTGAAGATGGCACAGCGTTCATTCACGCAAGTTCAAAAGCAGCAGGAACTTCTGACAGACTTCTTGAAGGCCGCTTTGGAGCGACAGCAGTAAATGGTGGGACAAAGAGCATTGAAATTTTTACAAACGGTGATGTTAAAAATGATAATGATTCCTATGGGGGAACTTCTGATGTCAAGCTGAAGGAAAATATCGTAGATGCCAACTCTCAATGGGACGACTTCAAGGCCGTTCGATTCCGTAAATACAACTTCAAAGAGGAGACTGGTAAGGAAACCTTTACTCAACTTGGCGTTATCGCTCAGGAGCTAGAGACAATTTGCCCTGGACTTGTAACTGAATCGCCAGACCTTGACGAAGAAGGTAATGATCTGGGTACTACCACCAAAGGTGTTAAATACTCAATCCTTACTAAAAAGGCACTTGTTGCACTTCAAGAGGCAATGACTCGCATCGAAACTTTGGAAGCTGAAGTAGCAGCTCTCAAGGCCCAGTAGTTTTTAAGGCTAATCTACGTCTAAACTTGTTACATCACAACTTTTCCAATGGCTACCCCCACCACCACGTTTACCTGGACCGTCAACACTCTGGAGCGTACCGTTGCTGACGGCATCGTTTCGGTTGTTCACTATTCGGTGAACGCAAACGACGGTACCTACTCTGCTGGTGCGTATGGCAGCATCGGCCTTGATGCACCTGCTGAAGGTGATGACATCATTCCTTACGCAGATCTGACTGAAACTTGGGCTATTGATGCCCTGCAAGCCAAACTTGGTGGTGCGGAAAAGGTCACTGAGATTCAAGCTGCGCTCCAAGCACAGATTGATGAGCAGCGCACCCCGACCACGGGCACTGGAACGCCTTGGTGAGGCTTGCTAAACTGAAAACACAGATTTAGCCTGCTCAGTTGCTGTCATGGCCCTT